GACAAGCATCGCTGCTGTCCAGGAGTCTGGTTGCGTCCTCTAAATTAAGGAGGTACACACCACGGACGAATCCGCCTAGACTCCCCCACAAGGCCATAGGCTGGCCCCGGCCGTCCCTTAGTGGGGCGACCACCACCCAAGCTTGATGCTGACGCGCTTGGGGCGTCCTGAACGCTCCAGGTGTTGCTCATCCTGCCCATTGGGTATCGCCAACGGAGATGACTCATAATAATGAGTTACATTGGTGTGGTACATGGGAACATCTGGAATATATCTACTCCAGATGGAGGTCCGATTATCGGAACCTACCCCTAAACTACTACCACTCTCCAACTTAAGCAAACACTTGAGTAAGGCACCAGCCCCCTCCAGTTTGTCACTGGGGGGTTTGGCCTCCACTACATAGCCCCGAACTTGTGGGCCATGGAGGCTTGGGTGAAGGCGCTCGGATTGATACCCGAGTACCGACACCCTGCCTAATACAGGAGAAGTTGGTTCGACGTCAGGGAAGTACTTCAAAATCTTCCCCAACTTCTTATCCAACCAACGGACGGTTTTCCAGTAACCACTCATATAGAGTTGGTTCCGGAGCGCCACCGTTGCAATAACTCCTGTAGCGTCAGCTGTCGTGTTAGGAAAAACTTGTCGGACCTTGACAATTGAAACGTCTTGGCCGTTAAAGTACTCCTTTCCACAAGACTCCCTGAACCTTCCGGTCCAGAATGACTTGTCCGTACCAACTCTTGCACCAAAATGCTCGAGCGTCTGGACGACAGTACGCACATAATCAACGGGGACAATAAGATCATCCCCGAAGACACGCACCGAACTCGCGAGGGCTTTAATAGCCTTACGAGTAAGTGGCTCATTGAGCTCACGTTGAATCCCCAAAAAGATCAAGGTCGTAAAGACCAAGGCCTCAACAGGGAAACATAGAGCTGAACCCATAGACGCGTATTTGGCTAGGCGAATTTCACCATGGCCTTTTACGACAGCCTTTCGTGACCTGCTTGCGTCGAACGCCCTCAGAACATGGGGCGAACGGCGTAGCATAGTCCTTACGAGCTGATTAGAGACACGATCAGATGCTTCGCTCAGATCGAGCGTTGCAGTTCGCCTATTAAGCGAACCCTGACATGCCAGATCCTGGTTAGGGACCTGATCGTCAAACCCAATCAACTTCTTCAGGAGTTCATCCCTGTTGAAGTTGACAAGAAAACACCGTAGGAGCGCCTGCTGCACATACTGCATGCAGGCAGGTTCCATAGCGATGATTCGGGGTGTCTTTAACGTCTTAGGTACGGAGATAACCTTCACAGGCATCTCCGCGCCAGGTTCGAGGACGGACACCTTATCCAACGAGTCGGAAAAACGCTCGTTAGGGATGAGGTACTCATAGGAGGGAAAGACCTCCTCGAGTCGCCTGGTCCAAGCGCTCTGATCGTACTTTCCATTACTGGTTAGACGATCAGCAGTTGCACCTGGTCCATGCTTAGGTAGCAGGTTCCCGTAGTAGACATCTCTGTCCATTTCGAGGAACAAGTCACCAAAAAGCAAGTTCGACATACTAAAGAACTCATCCATATCTTCCTGGGTGAGCTCCATGTCTGACTGGCGGACGTCCTTCTCACACTCAATATACCCAAGCATAGCCTTAGCCTCCCTTTCGGGGGTGCAGGCCAGCTCTATCTTGCCAAACATCAGCGTTAGCTGGCGAATGGCTTGAATCGAGTCAATGCAAGGGTTCTCGAGCAAGAGACCACTGTTCCGGTCGAACACACGGCAGAAGAAACCTCCGAGAAATCGGGGGAGCCTTCCACGTCCAATACTAAAGGACGTGTTGATACCGACCTCGCCTTGGTCAAGCCATCTTTGGAACGACTTGCCAAGGTCCGGTAGGGTAATCGTTAAAAACGACGACCCCTCATGTTCGACTCGCCGCGAGACAGTTATCAGGTCTCGCGTGGCGCTAGTGCAGCATCGGGTGGCGGATTCCTCCGCCACCTGGAGCCAGAGTGACATTAGGCTTTTCATCAGCCCTCCTTAATAGGGGGATACTGAATCCGTAGCCTACAACACTCACGTCATCGGATAGCGAGGCTTATCACCCCGCTACGCGAAAAAACTCGCGTCTACAATCCGATCACACCATAGGAGTGTATTTTACATACAGATCCATGTACCACGCCAAAGTACTAATCGGCGTAACCTTCAGAGAAACCTCAAAAGCAAGTAACCAGGTATGGTCCATTAGAACCACTGCCTAACCACGCGCCTAAGGGTCTCCCCAACGGTAGAAGTTAGAACATCCGCCAACGTGATAACCCCAAGAAGAATTTTCCAATTCAACCTAAGGTAAATCTCGAAGGCAGGGAGTTCAGGCTTCGGTACTGGATCCGACGGACTCAAGTCCCTAGCATTCCCGTCCCGTTCCTGGGACGGAAAGTGCTCTTGGGAACCGTCGTCCATCGGTCCTCTACGACTCTCCACCGAGTAGTTTGGTGATGAGAGCGTCAGTCGAAGCGGTATACATGGTTTTAAAGCCAGTATACACCGCGAGCTGCTCCGTACTCGTATAACCAGCAGGCGGCACGTCGAAAACGACGTAGTGCGACATAGAAACTCGCACATTTTCCGCAGGCCGGAACGGATCGGTAGTCAGCTTCGAATGGTCGACCCTCAACAGGCGTCTCGTACGCTTACCCATATCATGGGAAGCTGAGACCTTGATGAGGCCATCAGCACTCGTGTACTCCGACGTATCCTCCTCCACGCTTGTGCGCGGCAAGGGCGTCGTCGTCCCCGAGATAGTGATGGACAAAGGGTCCGTAAATGCCATAGGCATCACTCCTAGAGACCTGTTCTAGGTCTCCTTGTTGGCTGGACAAACAGACAAACACCTATCTCTTACCCCGGGACAAACCTAGGGCGGAGATAATGGACCACTGGCGAGGCGATAAAGCCTCCCAGTTAAGTCCGAACCCAAAAGGTGTCGCCACCAACCTCTGCTTCGTTTCCACGGAAGCAGTGACCGGTGACCCAAGGAACGGGGCTGTATTAGCCCCCGTATTCACTTGGTAGTACGTACTACTAGAGGAGCTATGCTCCATCACGTAGCCGTATTTTAACACCAAACCGTCTGTGGCCCAATCGGAGAGATTTGAAATAACATCTCCCGCATTGGTAAACCAGTCGACAGCCCAGCTCCAAGGCGCTATATTCCAGAGGAGTTCCGGGGTTAGCTCTACGCCTAACAAAGCGTTAGCTTTTGCGCCCAACTCAACCAACTTGTTACGGCTTTTGTAGCCCGTTGGCAAGTGGTAAGTGAACGCCCCCGAAAACCAGACTTTACGCCTGGTAGTATCCTTACGGAAAAGCGACAAGGAGTACGAGTTTTCTGGTAAGTTAAAAACTGGGTGGTCGGCATTTTTTACGTACCGACTCCCGCCCGGAAGGGCTACCGTTGACTCTGTATATTCCTCAGGAAACGAATAACGTCGCCGAACCATAGATCCGGAACCATGTTCATAAGCGCTTAAAACGCTATTGGCATGGGCAATGCCCGAAATAACATCTCGGACATCACTGATCATGGGCTTCCAACCAAATTCCTGGTTGAGATACTCGTCACCGATCTTTCGACCGGAGATAGTTTTCTCTTTCCAGAAAGTAGAACCAGCCATTCGGGGTAAACCCTCACGGTAAAGTTCTGCTAGGAAGGTTGCTACATCTGCGACGGAGTTTGTAGGTTTACACCTAGCGATGGCCTCCGTACCCTTAGCTTCGAGATCTGACTTAGATCTCTTAGCAGAGGGCGGAACTACGGCCGAGCCGGGAGGGTACGCAAGGCAGGCACCGATATATTCGGCTTCTGACCAATATTGCGAACTCTGGTCCCATTGCATCGAACCAAAAACCCGTCGAGGGGTGGGATTAACCACCTGTATCGACGACTTCTCGGTGAAGAAGGGACCTCCGACATCTCCTGTTACCGTTGGTCGATTAGACCTCGGGTTCCAGTTATGTTGTTCTGAGACAGTCATCTGTCTCCCCCGCTTGTCAAGTGGTAGGCTAGTCCACCTAGGGCGCGATACTACAACTAATTCGCGCACATTGGTGTTCTTACGCCGAACCCACTGAGTAAACGTACTTGCCGGAAGCGAAGAATCGCAATCCGGTATAGCCCGTTTACGCGTCGTAGTCATAGACGCCAGCGGTCTGAGGATACTGGTAAGGCTCCAGAGGGTACTCCCTCCAATTCCGACCAACAACGGGCAGTTAGCCCGCCATAGGTCATTGATGTTTGCACTGCGTCTAGGGCCCCG